CGCTTAGCCCAGTCCTCTTCCTTGTACATGGTCATAATAACCTCATCCCATTGATCCTTGGGTGTATTATCCAGGATCTTCTTGGCTTTGGCAGGACCAACCTTCCATAAGCCCCAGATGTTATCTGTAGTATCTCCAGTCATCCATTGCTGGTAGAAATACTTATCGGCCTCTTCTCCAGAGACCTGGACTGGCTCGGACTCTTTGTCCGGGTTCCAGTGCCATCCCGGAATCTGACGGAGATCCTTGTCTACCGTGACCCCAATTGCCCTGCCTTCGGACACCAGCATGCCAATAAGATCGTCCGCTTCTAGATTGTTGACACATCGAACTGTTACGTTGGGTATGTTGTAAATGCATTCTAAAGCCACCTTCATTGAGTCTGGGGATTTGAAATCATCACGATGCTGCTTATAAACAGGCCACAGCATTCGCCTATAGTTGTGGGTTCTTGGACAGGACATAGCAACATAAACCGTATCCACACCGGGTGGGGTCCAGTTTTGTATGTCCTTGGCAATACGCCCCGGAAGTTCATCAATACCTTCGGTATCTGCCCAGAAGGCAGCCCTATAGGCAATGATGTCTCCGTCAAGGATAGCCTCATTCATCTTTGTCATCTATTTCCTCTAGTTCTAGGTAACCAATATTAAGCCAATAATCCAGAGTCTTCTTGACAAGGCGCTCTAGTTCCTTCTTGTCCTTATCGTTTATGATGATGTCATCGAACAGCTCATCATACTCGTCTACCTTGCTTGGGTTATCCAAGGTATCCTCTACATCATTAGCCATCTTTTCGCTTTCGTGGTTTCTCCACTCAGCCGTATGCTCGCTTAGTGTTCTATCCCCACCAGAAATAAAGATCTGAGTAGCAGCTAGGTCCTTGCCAAAGGCAAGTTCATTCATGTAGCGTACATCATCTTGGATAATGACATACTCATAATGTTCCATGTCTGCTTTCTTATTATCAATTTCCTTGAGCATATACTCTTGGATTGTTTCCCAAGCTTGGACAATCCAGTAATCAGGATTCTCCGCTCTTCGTGTTTCTCCAAGTTGCTGACAGAACTCACGATAGGCAGTTGAATCCTTTTCCTTTGTTATGCCAGCCTGTTCTGCTTGCTTCTTAATAGCATCAGCAAATGGAATAAGGACTGGACGATAACCCTTTTCTAGGGATTGTGCCGCAATTAAATGGGCAAGGGTAGATTTACCTACCCTGCCCTTACCACTAATTTGAATAATTCTCATTATGGATCTCCTGCCAATGGCGGATAATATAACCTAATCCAATCTCACCCTTGTTGTATTGAACAACAATGGGATGATCTGGATTAGAAGCTATAAACTCGTTTACTTGGCGCATAAAAGAAACTGAATCAGTCATTCTTCGTCTCCAAAGATATAAGAAAACATTCGAAGAAACACAAGAGTACAGACCATAAACAAACAGATAAGAAGAAACTCTCTCACTTCTTAGCCCTGTTCTTTGACTTGCTTACTACACGAAGATTCTTTGGGGAATTATTTCGTGGGTTTCCATCAATATGGTCAATATCCTTGCCATCACCTTTCCGTACTCGGCCCGTTCTTAGGGCCTTGCGACGAACCTTATTGCGATGGGCTCGGTCCTTCTTTGATTTTGTGGATGATTGAAACTTCTCGTATTCGTCTTTGTAATCTCTAGCCATTAGTGTGTCTCCGACCAGTTAGTGCCTACTTTGTATTCTGCTTCAATCATGCAGTTACAGCGTAGTAGATCACCAGCGGTTGTTGCAGATTCGCAGAGAATATTACCAATCTTATGAGCTACATCGGGATGACATTCAATCTGAAGTTCGTCATGTACCGAGGCAACCCAGTTAAACTTATCTTGACCGACCTCAATCCGTAGTCGCTGATCAGCAACACAAGCCCAAGCCTTGGCAATATGAGCACCAGAGGATTGTAGCAATGTATTCAGAGCAGCATGTTCCTTACGGATATAGATTGGACGCCAGTTGAATGGCATAACATAGCCACGATCAAGAGCATCGAATCTACAATTCTCAATCAACTTTTTAAGTCCAGGGATGTTTGACAATAGTTTGTTCTTAGTTTGCTTTGCCTTGTAGGTAGAGCAACCTATAGTCTTCCCAAACTTTTCATCACCACCGCCGTATAAGAAGCAGTAGATTGCGGTCTTAGCGGTGTTTCTTGAATCCAACTCCATAGCCTTCTGGTTGTGAGTATGGATATCGCCTTCACAAACTTCCTTAGCATACGCACCTCCGTCGTATGGAAATAGATAATGGGCAAGCATTCTTAGCTCAAGACCCTTGAGATCTGAACCAACTAGTGACCAATCCTTGCGTGGAACAAACAAGGCACGGGCTCTTGGATCAGAGTGTACCTGTTGGATGTTTGGTTCCTTGCTGGACATTCTACCAGTGATTGCACCAAGGGTATTGATGTAACCATGGATTCTGCGGTCTCGACTCTTACGAGCACGGCCTACCCAATCGGATACCTGAGACATGAGTTTGACAAGATCAAAGTAATTACACAGTGTCTTGGCTTCTTCATATTCTAGGTTAGATAGAACTTCATGGTCCACTTTGGGGTTTCCCTTGTCCGTGGTAGGGGCAACCCATCCATACTTTTCGTGCAGTCGTTCTGCAATTTGTTGTCTTGATCCTGGATTGAAGACCTCGACTTTGTCCTTGAGTCGCTTTCCTGTTTTCTCAGAATGTCTAACAATGACTTTGTCTGGAAAGATTCTACGCATCTTGTCTTCGATTTGTGACTTTTCAATCAGCAACTCCATTTCCAATGCTTCGGCTTTGTCAATGTCAAAACCAAACCCAGCCTCGACTTGTCGCTTGATCATATCAGCAACAACATGTTCCATCCTGACAGCACGACTGTACTTAGTTAGGTAATCATTCTTTAAGAAATGATTCCATATCTTCTCAGTAACGACAGAGTCCTGCATACAGTACTTGCCCATCTCTGCCGTATAGTAATCCCATCCACCTTGGTAATCAATCTTACCTTCACCAAGAAACTCACCCCATGCCATCAGGGAATGGGATTGTTCCTTGGTAGGTGGATTGTCTCCATAAACAAGACGAGATAGGATCAGGGTATCCATGATCTGTTCTGGCTTCTTGTTCAAAGAACCATACAGCCTTTCGATCAGTGGAATGTCAAATGCATAGATGTTATGACCAATGATGGTCTCGGCATCACGTAGCATATCTACACCATCGGACATGTTATCCTGCTCAAACAGGAACTTATCCTTGGTTTCGATATCTAGAATTGACATACACCAGATCTTGGTTGCTTCTGGTAAATAGGTATCCTTCTTACCAGCAACTACTTCATTGAGACCATTTGCCTCAATATCAAACACCAGCTTCTTCGTAGCGATATAGCACCTCTCCTTCGGGAGTAATTACGAACGGAACATCCATAAGCTTGGATGTCTGGTCGTTGTAGAACAGGGCTGTAGCAATGCCTCTACGACCACCCTTACGATTCTTAAGAACTCGTACATTGGTTGTGTTACAAGTTAGTGGATCTGGGTGCTGAGCATTGCGCTCTAGAGCAAAGACATTATCTGCAATCTGAGCAAGAGAACCTGAGCCACGAAGATCGTTGAGATTGATTCGATCACCTTCGTCTACGTTCTTGTCGGTCTTCTTGATATGAGCAATCACATGGAGTGTGACACCAGTGCGCTCTACCAGTTCTCTTAGCTTCTTCATTACCGAGTCAAGAACAAGTCTTTCATCATTACCAAAGTCAGAACCACTAGACAATAGCATATTACCAAGCAGAGTGATGTGGTCAAGGAATATGACCTTGCAATCCAGGCCAACAGCCATGTACTCAAGGCGATTAATGATATTGTTAATGTTAGCATTACCGATATGGTCGTAAAGATAAAGAGGCTTAGAACTAATATAGGTCTTTGCTTCAGCATACTCTTCCTCGGTTAGGTTATCTTCTACCATGTCAACGATTGACTTATTGTTGGCTTTGCGTAGTTCATTGAGTTGACGCTGAGACATAATCTTACGGACTGGCTTGCCAATCTTTAGTGAGATTAGATCATCAACGGTTTGCTCAGGTGATTCTTCTAGGAACACAGCACCAACAGCACGACCATTGTTAAGGTGATCTACAACGAGTTCACGGATAATGGTTGACTTACCATGGCCAGTAGCACTAGTCCATAGATTAAGTCGGCCAGAATCCTGACCAATCATAAAGGTAGTTAGCGAGTCCCATGGGTACTCGTATACTTGGACGGATGAATTCTCATTCTCAGATACGACTTGGCTGACATGAAGGATACTATCGGGTGAGAACGTCTTGGCATTCCAGTAGGCTTGCAGGAGTTGTGCAGCCTCGGCATGTACAAGCATCTCATTAGGATCCTTTCGTGGCAGGGACATGATCTTGACCTTGCCAGGTGGCAGAATTTCAGCCACGTCCCGTGCTGCCTTCTGCCCAGGATCGTCCATGTCGAAGCAGAGTACGATGGTTTCGAACGAGGAAAGATAATCATAATTGTCCTTTACACATCGTACAGCTGAATTAACCCCATTTGGAATTGATACTACTGGATACTTATTGTCGAACAGTTGAGCCATTGTAAGACAATCAATGGCTCCTTCTGTAATGAGAATCCTTTTACCACCGCTAGGGAATAGATGCTGCCCATAGAAAGAAAGATTGGAGGTGTTGCCAATCCATGCAAACTTCTTTCCATCATAGCGGATGTGTTGAGCCTGTACAGTGCCGTCCGCACCATAGAAATTCTCAATCTCGGATCCATTTGCAGTTGTTGCATACCCATACTGCCTAGTAGTTTTCTCGTTAATTCGTCGGTGTGGTAGAGCTTGGATCTCACCTGTTCTGAACTTCTCTGTAGCATAGACAGGAGTCTCCTCTACAATTGTTTCCATAGTCTTGTTTCCTTTGACATAATATTGACATGCATAGCAATAGCTATGGCCGTCATCATAGACGGCTAGGTTGTTGCCGGATGTGTCGTGACCAAGTCCCGCACACTTAGGACAACGTTTACGCGATACTACCTTTGATTCAGTTTCCATTTTTACTCCTTGGAAATAATGACAATGCCCCCAGCAGGGATCGAACCTGCGACCAACCGATTAAAAGTCGGTTGCTCTACCAGCTGAGCTATAAGGGCGAACTCGGGTGCTTGGATTCGAACCAAGACACAAAGGACCAAAATCTCTGGTGCTACCATTACACCACACCCGAATAGCTTCGGGGGGACTTGAACCCCCACGCCTTGCGGCTACGGATTTTAAGTCCGCTGCGTATGCCTATTCCGCCACGAAGCCAAGTGACTCACCTATAGTGAGTCCTAAAATAATCATTCCAAAAATCTGCCTCTTCAGCCATATCCATGACTACTCGTCCTTTCCCTTACCCCAGCCTAGGTACATGGTCTTGCTGTCCTTACATGTTTCCAGCATTTCCCTTAGTACTGTGTTCTCTTGATCCAGTAGTTTAATTGCTGACAAACATTTACGGTGAATTTCCCTGGCCGTGTACCCAGAGTGGTTTGGACTGTGTGACTCACAGTCAAGTGCATTTTCCAACAGTGAAATAATTTCATAAGCATTATCCATTAGTTATTCTCCTTGTAACAGTCCCAAACACCCGTATCAAAGCAGTCCCAGCCGTTTCTCTTTGCTACATCCTGCGGTGGCTCCTTGAAGTGGTTGCCCACCCAATCACAAACCTCGCAGCGTAACTCATCACGCTCCTTG